AATATGCACAAGCTGGTGGCGGCGTTGCAGATTAGTGCGAACCGCCGTAAGAAAGGGGCTGTGTGATGTATGAGACGGCAGATTTTGGCGCGGTCAAGCATCTGCTCCCTGATAGTGTACAGGCGTTGATTACGGTCATCGGGTTTAATGAAACGCTGGAGTTGGTGCGCCTGATGGGCGGTACGACTTATCCGTTGCGGCAGGGTTATACGAAAAACAGTCAATCCCGTGTTGCATACTTGGAGGAGATTATCGGCAGTGAGGCGGCCGGTCGGCTGGTGGAGGCAATGGCTCCGTGCAATCTGTTTGTACCCCGTTGCGAGACGGCCTTGTATGAGCTGCGTAACCGTAAAATCCGCAGTCAGTTTGACCGACAGACGGCAGGCGGTATCCCTGCTTATGAGGCCGTTAACGATTTGGCCTTGGCACACCGTCTAAGCGACCGCCATGTGTGGCGGATTTTGAAGCAGGCGAATAAGGAAGCGGAGCAGGAGAATTTGTTTTAGAATGGAATGCCATGCAGATGTATGGCATTTTATTTTGGAGAAAAATATGAGAACGTTTTATTTTGTGCTGCTGGCGTTGGGTTTGGCGGCGTGTGGGCAAGTATCGGAGGAAGTCAAACAGACAGCTCCAGCACAACAAGAAACGCAGCCCGACCCGAAAGTGAAAATCGTGGAGCGCCTCAAAAACGAAGAATACTTTATAGGGGAGAATAATTTAGACAAAATCCGCCGGCACGGCGAACTGAAAAACCATGCAGAAAAATTGGTGGCATTGCTTGCTCAAGCTGAAAAGGAAAGCCGCGGTATGGTGTTAAACGGTAGCAATTTGGCGGAGGTCAAGACATTTAACGAGGCTTTTATCGCTGTTGCCAAATCAGCCGATGAAACTTTCGGCGGGCCATTTTTGGAAGATAAGGCTGGATTGTATCAGTGTACCAATGCCGCCAATGCTGCATATGACTACTTTACCGCCAGACAAAACCAAAATGCTATGGTTGCCAATTATAAACAAAACTACGACAACGCTATAGCCGCTTGTAAAGAGCAAATTAAACATCCTCCTGAAGCTGAGACAACTGTCTATGCCCGTAAAGGTATTAATCTGCCTATAAATGATTGTTTAGCCGTGTTGACCGGAGATGAACCATTTGACACATTTACTTGTTCGATGAAAATCAAATAAGGTTGAATCATGCCAAGGCCGTCTGAACAACAGACGGCCTTTTTGTTGCCTACTGACACTGTTTCGACCGCTGCAAAAGCCATGCCGTTTGAAAATGTAAGCCTCTGAAAGTGCATTTTAATCTGATTTTGAGGGAGGCTTTAATGAGCAAAATTGTTTGTCTGACTGCCGGACACAGCAACACCGACCCGGGCGCGGTCAACGGAAGCGACCGTGAGGCGGACTTGGCGCAGGATATGCGCAACATCGTGGCATCTATCTTGCGCGATGACTACGGCTTGACCGTTAAAACCGACGGCACAGGCAAAGGCAATATGCCGCTGCGTGAAGCCGTAAAACTGATTCGCGGCTCGGATGTGGCGATTGAGTTCCATACCAACGCGGCGGCCGGTAAAGCAGCTACGGGCATTGAGGCGTTGAGTACGCCGAAAAACAAACGCTGGTGTCAGGTATTGAGTAAGGCTGTTGCCAAGGCAACCGGCTGGAAACTGCGCGGCGAAGACGGCTTTAAACCCGACAATGCGGGCCAGCATTCGCGCCTGGCTTATGCGCAGGCCGGCGGCATTGTGTTTGAGCCTTTTTTCATCAGCAACGACACTGATTTGGCCTTGTTTAAGACGACTAAATGGGGCATCTGCCGCGCGATTGCGGACGCGATTGCGATGGAATTGGGGGCGGCAAGAGTATGAATATTATTGGTAAATTGAAAGAAGCTGCTTCCTATTTTCTTACAAAATTGATTGGAGAAAATCCTAGTAATGAGCAGGTAAACCGCGCACTTATACAGATGCCAAATGTTCGTCCGATACACACCTATCCACGCCCAAATTTAAGAAACTCAGGCGTGGCAGCCGCGAAACGCGCGGCGCGCAAACGCAAGAATCGTCGTTAATCATGGGACAGGTTGAGTTTTACGAAAAGATGATTGGGCTGTGGTCGGCCAAAAGCCGTGAGGCAAGCGAACGGGCTGATTTGGCGGCGTTTGAATTTGCGGAGGGCGAACTGGCCAATTATCGGGAAATGCTGAAACGGCACCTGCAAACCAAAAGTGTGGAATAGCAATGCGTATTTTGGATATTTTTAAAAACCCGGCGACAGGCAATGTGTCGCACTCGAAACTGTGGGCAAACGTTGCCTGCGCAGCGGGGACGTTTAAATTTGTGATGTTGCCCGACCCATCGGCGGAGATTTGGGCGGTGTATTTGGGCATTGTCGGCGGCTATGCGGTGGCGCGCTCGTTTGTCAGCGTCAAACGTCAGGAGGTCGAGAATGAATCTCGTGAAACTGCCGGTGAATAACCTGCAGGCGATTGCCATCATCGCGCTTGTCGGCACTCTCTTGGCGGTGTCGCACCATCAAGGCTACAAGTCGGCTTTTGCGAAGCAGCAGGCGGTCATTGACAAGATGGAAAAAGACAAAGCGCAAGCCCTGCTGTTGTCGGCTCAAAACTATGCGCTCGAACTGGAACTGGCGCGCGCGGAAGCGAAAAAATATGAAGTAAAGGCGCACGCTGTTGGCATGGCATTGGCGAAAAAACAGGCGGAAGTCAGCCGTCTGAAAACGGAAAATAAAAAGGAAATTGAAAATGTCCTTACTCAAGACCGTAAAAATGCAAGCGGCGGTTGTATTGACGGCTTTGGCCATCACGGCCTGCAGCTCTACAAGCGCGCCCTCGGCTACGGAAATTAAGGTTGTCGAAAAGGCGGTCATGCCGACACCGCCCGCTGCGTTGATGGTTGCGCCGGTACGCCCGAATCCGCCGAAAGACGGCAAGACGGCAACGCTGTTGGAACACGCCGCTGAGTTTGGCGGCTATGTTTCGGAGCTGGAAAACCAAAATCAGGCTTGGCGCGATTGGGTCAACAGTCAAGCAGCAGTTGACGGTTCGGAGGGCACGCGATGACGACTTATCGTGATTTGGTGCAACGCATGGTCGCCTGCCGCCATGCGGATTTAGAGCTGGGATTGAGCCGCGCACGCGAGCAAGAGCCGTTTGTCATTCATGTTTCCGATCTGTTGGATAAGGCAGGCATTGAGTACGCGGTACGCATGGATAAGGATTTTCAGACGACGTTTAACCTTGAATATCCAAATACAAACTACGACACCTTTAAGCGTGCAGTTTGGCAGACGATTTCGGCGTATTACTGCGTTTGTAACGATGGAGATGGACTCGAAATTTCCAGCAATCGCCCTGACGGCTACTCCGTCCGTATCGTATTTGGCGATGTGCCGGTTTAAAGGGGTTTTAAATGGACTTTGAATTTGGTTTTAGGACTCTGTGGCCGATTGCGACGGCGGCATTTTGGTTTTGGGTCAACGGCATTTCAGGCCGTCTGAAAGAGGCGGACAAGCGTATCGACGACCTTAAAGAGGAGCTTCACGAAGTCAAGCTCTCGTACCACACCAAGCAGGATGCCAAGGCAGACCGCGACAATATTGCGGCTTCTTTGGGGCGCATCGAAAACAAGTTGGAAAAAGTAAACGAAAAACTGGACAGGAAAGCGGACAAATCATGAGCGACCCGATTTTGGAAGCCTTGGCGCGTATTGAAAACAAGACTGATCAGACTCTGAAAAATCAGAAGGAAATGCAGGCGGAAATTGCACAAATCCGCCAAGACACGAAACGCACGGCCATCACATTCGGCGCACTGGGCGGCGGCGTGATTACGGTCGGCTGGGAATTGCTTAAAGCGAAAATGGGACTGTAATTATGGCTCACCCGCAAGAAATCCGTGAAAAGTTACGCCGGCTCTATGTGAGCGGCGAGCAAACTTTGGAAACGGCGGCCTTGATGTGCGAAATCCCGCAGGCCACTGCGCGTGCGTGGAAACGTGCGGATAAGGAAAAAGGCGACGACTGGGATAAGATGCGCGCCGCTTACACTTTGGCCGGTGGCGGTATTGAGGATTTGAGCCGTGCGATGTTGGCCGGTTTTATGGTGCAGTACAACAGCACGATGACGATGCTGCAGGATTCGAGTACCGAAGATTTGCCGCCGTCCGACCGTGCCAAGCTGTTGGCCAGCCTTGCCGATGCGTTTACCAAAACCGTATCCGCCAATGCCCGTGTGATGCCGGAAACGTCAAAACTGGCGACGGCTTTGGAATTGATTGAGTTCTTGATGGCGTTTGTGCAAGAAAAACACCCCAAACATTTGCCTGCCTTTGTGGAGGTATTGGAGCCGTTTGGGGCGGAAGTGGAGAAGAAGTTTGGTTAGTTTTCAGTTAATTTAATCGTGAAGTAAACGTGTCATCAGAATATTTACCAACAACACCAATTGCAACCAATTGTTCTAGATGATCGGCTAATTCTTTCAGTGAAATTTTAAAGCCTTGCTCCTCCAATAAATCTTGTATTTCAGACGGCGTGTATTTGCCCGCATCTAACAGTTTGGATATTTCTAAATCAATCGATTTCATTTTTTGCCCTTATGAAAAATAAAGATTTCCTCAAATCCCTTGCCGAACTGGCCGCCAGCCTGCGCCAAGTTATCGAAGCGGAAGTGGACGGCTTCGATGCGTCGCCCAAGGCTGTTGCTGCACGCCGTGCCAAGGTATTTGACCCGATAGGCGGTTACGAATATTTCGTAAATACCTACTTCCCCCATTATATCCGCTCCCCAGAAAAATCCGAACTGCATGCGTTTTTATTCAGCCGTCTGCCGGAGATTATCCGCTCCCCCAAAGGGGAAAATGAGGCGGTGGGTGCGCCGCGTGGCGAGGGTAAGTCGACGCAGGTTACTCAGTTGTTTACGCTGTGGTGTATTGTGACCGGTCAAAAACATTATGCCGTTATTGTGATGGACAGCATAGACCAGGCGTATCCGATGCTGGAAGCCATCAAGGCGGAACTTGAATTTAACCCGCGCTTGAAAACCGACTTTCCGGAAGTATGCGGGCAGGGCCGTGTATGGCAGGCCGGTACGATTGTGACGGCCAATGACGTTAAAGTCCAAGTGGCCGGTAGCGGTAAAAAGCTGCGCGGTTTGCGTCACGGCCCTTACCGTCCTGACTTAACTGTTTTGGACGATATTGAGAATGACGAGCAAGTCCGCAACCCGGAACAGCGCGACAAGCTCAATGCGTGGCTGACTAAAACGGTATTGCCTTTGGGCGGGGTCGGTCAGAAATACGATGTGATCTATATCGGCACGATTTTGCATTACGACAGTGTGCTGAACCGCACTTTGAATAACCCGTTTTGGCGGGGTGTTAAGTTTAAGGCGATGAAACGCTGGCCTGATCGCATGGATTTGTGGGACAGATGGGAAGAACTTTTCCGAAACGACGGCGAGACTGTGGCCGAGGCGTTTTATCAGGCAAACAAAGACGAGATGGAGCGCGGCGCAGTCACTTCTTGGGCGGCGCGTGGCGTACTCGCGCTGATGAAAATCCGCGCCCGTGACGGTCATGCGACGTTTGACAGCGAATATCAAAACGACCCGGTCAGCGGCGAAGATGCGCCGTTTGCCAAGTCGATGAAGTTTTGGAACGACCTGCCGTCCGATTTGGTGTATTTCGGTGCGCTCGACCCGTCGCTGGGTAAAGCGGGGGCGAGCCGTGACCCGTCGGCGATTATCATTGGCGGTTATCAACGTGAAACCGGCAAACTGTATGTCGTGGAAGCTCAGATTAAAAAACGTCTCCCTGATTTGATTATTGAGGACGTTATCAGATTGCACCGTCAATATCGTTGCAAACTGTGGTTTATTGAGACGGTTCAGTTTCAGGAATTTTTGAAAGACGAGCTGGTCAAGCGCAGCGCGGCGCGTGGAATACCTGTCCCGGCGCGGGCGGTCAAGCCGGTATCGGACAAGCTCTTGCGGATTGAGACTTTGCAGCCTCACATGGCGAACGGTTTGATTCTGTTGAATGAGAGCCAACAGACGCTGATACAGCAGTTCCGCCATTTTCCAAAGGCTGATCATGATGATGGTCCTGATGCCGTGCATATGCTCTGGTCGGGGGCGGTGGCGAATTGTGTGCCGATAGAATGGCAAAGCCCTACCGATAAGGATTTTGATGACGAGATAAAAAGTAAATGGAGCCGATAATGGCAAAAAAGGACAATAAAACTAAAATCCAAAAGCCCGAAGCTGCATTGCAGACGGACGTGGCTCAAATTACGGCGACCGGTCGAGTTATCGCCGAACATCCGTCCAATTTTATTACGCCTCAAAAAATGCGCGCCCTCTTCGAGGACGCGGAAAACGGCGACATCCGAGCCCAACACGAGCTTTTCGCGGACATTGAGGAGCGCGACAGCGACATCGCGGCAAATATGGGGACGCGCAAACGCGCGCTGCTGACGCTCAACTGGCGCGTCGCCCCGCCGCGAAATGCGACGCCCGAAGAAGAAAAGCTGTCCGACCAAGCCTACGAAATGATGGACAGCCTGCCTACCCTCGAAGACCTGATTATGGATTTGATGGACGCGGTTGGGCACGGATTTTCTGCGTTGGAGGTCGAGTGGGTATTTTCAGACGGCCTTTACCTACCCCGAAACTTTATCCACCGCCCGCAAAGCTGGTTCAAATGGGACAAAGACGACGGGCTGCTGCTGCGTACCCGCGAAAATCCGGAAGGCGAAGCGTTGTGGCCGCTGGGCTGGGTCATCCATACCCAAAAATCGCGCAGCGTCCAGCAGGCGCGCAACGGGCTTTTCCGCACGCTTTCCTGGCTGTATATGTTCAAACACTACGCCGTCCACGATTTTGCCGAGTTTTTGGAGCTATACGGCATGCCCATCCGCATCGGCAAATACGGCGCGGGTGCAAGCAAGGAGGAAAAAAACACCCTGCTTCGGGCGGTGGCGGAAATCGGCCACAACGCGGCGGGCATCATGCCCGAAGGTATGGAAATCGAGCTGCACAACGCGGCAAACGGCATGACTTCCGCCGGCAATCCGTTTTTGCAGATGGCCGACTGGTGCGAAAAATCGGCGGCGCGGCTGATTTTGGGGCAAACGCTAACCAGCGGTGCGGACGGAAAATCCAGCACCAACGCGCTGGGCAATATCCACAACGAGGTACGCCGCGATTTGCTGGTGTCGGACGCAAAACAGGTGGCGCAAACCATCACAAGCCAAATCATCGGACCGTTCCTGCAAATCAACTATCCCCATGCCGACCCAAACCGCGTGCCGAAATTTGAATTTGACACGCGCGAGCCGAAAGACATCGCGGTCTTTGCCGACGCTATCCCGAAACTGGTGGATGTCGGCGTACAAATCCCCGAAAGCTGGGTGCGCGACAAACTGGTCATTCCAGATGTGCAGGAGGGTGAGGCTGTGTTGGTGCGGCAGGTACCGGACAATCCGGTAAACAGAACTGCATTGGCGGCTTTATCCGCCCACACCGTACCATCTAAGGCTACGGGCAGGCATCAGGAAATATTGGACGGCGCGTTGGATGACGCGCTGGTTGAGCCCGATTTCAATTCTCAGCTCAACCCGATTGTGCGTCAGGCGGTTGCCGCACTTAATGCTTGCAACAGCTACGAGGAGGCAGATGCCGCACTGAATGCGCTTTATCCGAATTTGGACAACGCGAAACTGCGTACCTATATGCAGCAGGCCTTGTTTATCAGCGATATTTTGGGACAAGACCATGCCCGCGCCTGATTTGGGATTTGCCTTAAGTCTGCCGCCAAAAAAGGCAATCGAGTGGCTGGAAAGTAAAAAGGTTACGGCGGAGAGCTACCGCAATCTGACAGCCTCCGAAATTGCCAAAGTCTATACGATTGCCCGCATGACCGACTTGGATATGCTCAACGACATCAAAACTTCGATGGTTGAATCGGCAAAAAGTGGACAGTCGTTTGACGATTGGCGAAAAGGTATCTTGAATCTGCTCAGCAACAAGGGCTGGCTGCATCCGAACGGGCATAACGGTAAGGATATCATCGACCCAGCCACCGGCGAGGTATTCGGTTCGCCGCGGAGGTTGGAGACGATTTACCGTACCAACATGCAAACTGCCTACAACGCCGGTCAATATCAAGGATATATGGCAAATATTGATGCACGACCTTATTGGATGTATGACGCGGTAGGCGACAGCCGCACACGTCCGGCGCATTCGGCAATAGACGGGCTGGTGTACCGCTACGACGACCCGTTTTGGGCAACGTTTTACCCGCCCAACGGCTACAACTGCCGCTGCTCGGTCATCGCACTGTCGGAGTGGGATGTGGAACGCCAGGGGCGGATTGTCGGGCAAAGCACGGCGGACAATCTGGTCGAGACCCATAAAATCTACAACAAAAAAGGCGACAGCTACCCGACGACTGCCTACAAAGCCCCGGACGGCAGCCTCTACATAGCTGACAAAGGCTTCGGCTACAACGCCGGGCGAATGAACTACCGCCCCGATTTAGACAAGTACGACCGCGCGCTGGCGCATCAATTTGCCAAAGCGGAAATGGGTGGCGCGGATTTTAAAACCAGCTTTAAACAGCTTGAAAAAGAGTTTTATGAAGTCAAGCAACGTTTGGATATTGATGGCAAGCCCGATAAAGAGCAGAAAATCAAAATCCGAAACGCGCTATCAAGACAGCTTAAATTTGCTGCGGGTGTATTGAGCAAGGAAACGCAAGAATTGGCAGGTATGACACGAGCGACGGTGTGGCTGTCTGATGATACGTTGGTTAAACAGGTAGACAGCCGTGAGGGGCAGAATTTCGATGACTCCTACTATGCTTTTTTGCCGGATATGCTGCAAAACCCTGAACATGTCATCCGCGACAATCGTGAATTGATTTTCACAGCTCGCTATAAAGGCTCGGCATTGTGGGCAGTTTTAAAATATATTAAGGAGGTGGATGAGATTTATCTACAGTCGTACCGAATCAGTAACGACAAAGAGATTGCCAAATTTATGGCGAAGAAGGAAGTATTGAAATAGACGTTGGGCAAGGCTCGAATTCACTTGCACACGCTCTCGGACACCCTAAAGGGCAGGCTGCGGTATCGAGATTATCACCGCTTTTCCAACGCCTATAAGGAATCATACCATGATTGATGTCAAAATAGACAATATCTTTGTCGTCCTAAACCAAATCGAGCGGCTTGGCAACGGGATCGAAAACCGCTACCTGCTGATGCGCCGACTGTCCGAAACCATGCACACGGCGGTCAAGCTCAATTTCCGCTACGCAGGCCGTCCGAAATGGTTGGGGCTAAAATACCGCGACGGCAAGCCGCTTTCGGATTCGGGTCGTCTGAAAGACAGTTTTTCCACACTGTCAGACAACGATACCGCCCTTGTCGGTACGAATATCGTCTATGCCGCCATCCACAACTTCGGCGGTATGGCGGGGCGCAACCGCAAAGTTCGGATTCCGCAACGGGAATTTTTGACGCTGACGGACAACGACAAACAGGCTTTGATGGACGATGTGCAGGATTATTTTTCGGGTCTGATACCGTGAATTTATAAAACCCTCAAAAACGCGCTTTTTAGCGCGTTTTTTTATGCGGGTAATACAAACCCCTGCCCAAGATATAAAAATCAATCCTAGACGCTTCTAAAAAGCCCCTGAAAACGATTAATTGTGTATCGCGCGGACAGGTTTTAAAAAAATGGCGGGAGGGTTTGAAGCACGCCTACTCTTTGTTGTTTTTTCAAATAGGCAAAATGACAGTATTGAGAGAGGTACACATGTCCAAAAATGCACAAAAAACCCTACTTGCCGTGTGCAGTTTCGAGGTGCAGCCAAAAGACGGGCGAATCCAACTGCTGCCATATGGCGAATTTCGCGCAGTAGACGGTCGTCCGACTGATGTCCCTGCGTGGTATCTGACCGAAGAAAACGGTCATGATGTCGCGTTGTTGGCCAACAGCTCGCGCAATCAGTTGGTTGTCGATTATGAACACCAGACGCTCTACAAAGAGAAAAACGGACAACCTGCACCTGCCGCCGGTTGGATGCGTTGGCTGGAGTTCACGCCTAAAGGCATGTTTGCCGAAGTGGAGTGGACGGACAAGGCGGCTGCGGCAATTGCCGCAAAAGAGTATCGCTACATCTCTGCTGTGTTTTCCTATGACACAAAGGGATATGTAAGCAAAATTTTTCACGCCGCGTTGACAAATTTCCCCGCGTTGGACGGTATGGACGAGGTGCTGGCGGCAGCGTCGGCGCAAATTTTAAAACCGGAAACGGAGCAAAACCCTATGAAAGAGTTGTTACAGCAACTGTTCGGCCTGCCTGATGCGGGCGAAGAAGAACTGAAGGCGGCATTGTCCGCGCTCGTGGAAGCCAAGCCGGAAGGTGCGACTTTGTCTGCCGACGTGTTCGCGCAGCTGGCGGAAAAAGACAGCCGCATCGCGGCATTGACGGCGCAAACCGCCAAGCCTGATTTGACTAAATACGCACCTATCTCAGTGGTTCAAGAGCTGCAAAGCAAAGTCGCCGCGCTGACTGCCAAGCAGGAAGCAGACAAAGGCAACGAATTGATTACCGCCGCGCTGACTTCAGGCAAATTGCTGCCTGCTCAGAAGGAGTGGGCAGAAGGCGTATTGAAACAGCCGGGCGGCTTGGCATTTTTGACCGGCTTTATTGAAAACGCCCAACCTGTCGCAGCTTTATCCGGTACACAAACAGGCGGCAATTCGCCGGAAGAACGTGTTGCTGCACTGACTGCAGAGGAAGAGCGTGCCGCGAAAATGCTGGGTATGACCCCAGAGGAATTTAAAAAAGTGAAAGAAAGTGAAGGTAAGTAATGGATAAGGCAGCAATTTTAGCCGCCCTGACGGCAGCATTTCGCAAAGAGTTTCAGTCCGGCTTAGATTCGGTTAAGCCTGACTACCCTGCTATCGCTATGACTATTCCGTCAACAACTTCGACGAATACTTATGCGTGGCTGGGCAAATTCCCGCAAATGCGCGAGTGGGTTGGCTCACGTCAGATCAAAAAAATGAGCAATCAGGCAATGAGCTTGGAAAATAAAAAATTCGAAGCGACTGTTGGCGTGGCTCGCACTGATATCGAAGACGACCAAGTCGGCATGTACCGCCCGATGATGGCGGCAATGGGCGAGTCCGCCGCCGCCCTGCCCGATACGCTGGTGTGGGGTCTGCTCAAAAAAGGTAAAACCACCATTGGCTACGACGGCCAATACTTCTTCGACGTTGACCATCCAGTTTTCGAAAACCACGATGGCACAGGTCAAAACACGCCTTATTCCAACCTGACTACCGGTACAGACAACGACGCACCTACATTCTACGTCGTTGACGACACCAAAACCCTGAAGCCTTTAATTTTCCAAAACCGCACTGAAACAGAGTTCGAAACCAAATTCGATCCGTCCAAATCCGACCGCGTGTTCATGGAAGACGAATATTTGTATGGCTCGCGCCGCCGCTGCAATGCCGGTTTCGGTTTGTGGCAACTGATGCACATGGCGGAAAAAACCGCGCTGACCCGCGAAAACCTTGCCGCCATTATCGCCAAAATGCAAAAAATCAAAGCCGACGGCGGCTATGTGCTGAACGTGAAACCCAGCCTCTTGGTCGTCCCGCCCGAGTTGGAAGACAAAGCCCGCGAACTCTTGGAAGCCGACAAAATCAACGGCACGACCAATACCTTCAAAGGCCGTCTGAAACTGCACGTCTGCGTCCACCTGTAACCCCGAACCGTTTTCAGACGACCTTTAACACCTATTTAAAGGCCGTCTGAAACAAGGAGTCATCATGGCAAAAACCAACAACAAACCAGAAACCGCCGCCCCGTCGTTTGAAGACATCAAAGCCGAATTGGACGCCGTGCAGGCAGAGCTTGCCGCCGCCCGAAACGATGTTGAAATGCTGACCACAGACTTGGCAAAAGCCGAAGACGACAAAAAGGCACTGTCCGCCGAACTTGCCGAACTCAAAGCGCAGCATACGCAACGCGCCGCCGACTCTTTGGCGGACAGCCGCGATGTGATGCTCGTCAGTACCGGCGCAGACGGCAAAGAATTTTGGCGCGGCGGCCTGCTGTTTGACGGCGGCTGGCGTGAAGTGAAGCGCGCCGAAGTCGGCGAAGTGGTGTGGAAGGCAATCTGCGCCGAGCCTATGCTGCAACGCAAGGCGGTCGAGTAATGGCATACGCGACGGTTGAGGATATGGTTGCGCGTTTCAGCGAGCTGGAGGTTATCCAGCTGACCGACCGCAACCAAGACGGCTTAATTGACGAGGATGTGGCGGCAGTGGCACTGGCCGATGCCACCGCAGAAATAGACGCTTATCTGGGTCGGTTTAAACGTCCGTTTACCGATGTGCCGCCCATCCTCAAGCGCTTGTGTTGCGATATTGCCCGCTACCGCCTTACCGCCGCCAACGGCGTGCTGATTACCGACGAAATCCGCAACCGCTACAAAATCGACGTGCTCGACCTGCTGCGTGCTATGGCCAAAGGCGAAGTGCAGCTGGGCGTGGATGATAGCGGCGAAGAAGTGGCCGCGGGCGAAGACGGTATTGTGTTTGTAAACGGTAAAAATAAGGTGTTCGGGCGTGATCACTGATATTGAGCAAGCGATAACAGACCGTCTGAAACGGGGCTTGGGTCGCATGGTGCGCACGGTTAAAAGCTACAACGGCGAGGCCGACGATTTGGCGGGGCAAATCCATACACTGCCTGCGGTTTGGGTAACGTATGGCGGCAGCAAAGTTGAGCCTGCCAGCACCGGCGGCGTATGCGGACGTTATCAGGATACCGCCGAATTTGTGGTGATGGTGGCGGCCCGCAATCTGCGCAACGAGCAGGCGCAGCGGCAAGGCGGCATCGACAGCCGCGAAATCGGCAGCAACGATTTAATCCGTGCTGTTCGCCGCCTGCTTGACGGCCAGCGGCTCGGTTTTGCCGATAGCCGCGGCTTGGTGCCCAAAGCGGTGCGCGCGATTGCCAATCATGTGCTGGTGCAAAACGCCGCAGTAAGCATATATGCGGTTGAGTATGCCATCCGCTTTAACACCTGCGGGTTGGAAAATGACCGCTACCCCGAACGCACCGACAATCCCGACGACCCCAACCATATCTTTACCAAGTATCAGGGTACATTGAGCGAGCCGTGGCCTGATTTCGAGGGGTTGGACGGCAAAATTTACGACCCGCAATCCGCCGATGAAATACCTGTAAACCTAACCCTTAAGGATAAGCAATGAGCAAAATCAAAGTAACGGCGGCAGACGGCCTGCGTGTGCCGACCGAACACAACCCGCACGAATATATCGGCCAAGAGCCGGTGGAGGTGGACGGCAACAGCCTGTATTACCGCCGCATGATTGATGACGGCGATTTGGTGGTGGTTGAGGATGCCGCCCCAAATACCAAAACCCGCAATACTAAGGGAGAGTAATGATGCCCCATATTGATTTTGACGCGATTCCGGGCAGCATCCGCGTGCCCGGGCAGTATATTGAATTTAACACCCGCAATGCCGTACAAGGTTTGCCGCAAAATCCGCAAAAGGTATTGATGGTTGCACCCATGCTGACCGCGGGCATACAGCCCGCCTTAGAGCCGGTGCAACTATTTAGCGATGCCGAGGCGGCCGATTTGTTCGGACAAGGCTCGCTGGCGCATTTGATGGTGCGCCAAGCATTTGCCAACAACCCTTATTTGGATTTGACCGTTATCGGTATTGCCGACCACAGCGCAGGCGTGCAGGCAACCGCAACCGTTACCCTTTCCGGCACGGCCACCGCGCCGGGCGTGGTGGAAATCACGATTGGCGGCAAGCAGGTAAGCACGGCCGTTAACACCGGCGAGACCGCCGCCACAGTGGCAGGCCGTCTGAAAACCGCCATCACTGCCGCCGATGTAACCGTTACCGCATCCGGCAGCGGCGCAGCCGTTACGCTGACGGCCAAACACAAAGGCGAGATCGGCAACGAGAGCGGCTTAACCGTGAGCACCGGCAATACCGGCCTAACTTATCAAGCCAATGCCTTTACCGGCGGTGCCAAAAATGCGGACATTGCCACGGCCTTGTCCAAAGTGGCGGGCAAGCATTATCACATTATTTGCAGCCCGTTTAGCGATGACGCCAACGCCAAAGCCTTGAGCAACCATATTACCAACGTATCCAACGCCATCGAGCAGCGCGGCTGTATCGGCGTATTGGGTATGAGTGCGGCCTTGAGCACGGCCACCACCGCTACCGGCGAAATCAACGACGGCCGCATTACCTGTGCTTGGTACAAAGGTGCGGTAGAGCCAAACGGCATCATCGCCGCAGGTTATGCGGCGGTGTTGGCCTTTGAAGAAGACCCTGCCAAGCCGCTGAACACGCTGGAAATCAAAGGGCTGGCCGTTACACCTGATGCGCAATGGCCGCTGTTTGCAGAATGCAACAATGCGCTGTACAACGGCTTGACCCCGCTCACAGTGGTCAACAACCGCGTGCAGATTATGCGTGCCGTATCCACCTATACCAAGTCGGCCAACAACACCGACGACCCGGCACTACTCGACATTACCACCATCCGCACGCTGGATTATGTGCGCCGCAGCGTTAAAGAGCGCATTGCCCTGCGTTTTCCGCGCGACAAATTGAGCGACCGCCTGCTGCCCAAGGTTAAGAGCGAGATTTTGGACGTGCTGATTAAGCTCGACCAAGCCGAAATCATCGAAAACGCCGAGGCCAACAAAGGCAAGCTGGTGGTGGCGCGTGCGCAAAACGACCCCAACCGTGTTAATGCCATTATCCCCGCCGATGTGGTCAACGGCCTGCACGTCTTTGCCGGGCGCATTGATTTGATTTTGTAACCCTTTTCAGACGGCGTTTAAAACAGGTTTAAAGGCCGTCTGAAACCTTAAAAAAGGATAAAGCATGAGCGACGCTACCTATACCGGCGCGGTGATTATGGAGGTGAACGGCCGCGATATCGAGATTGTGAGCATCAAGCCGCAAACCACTACAGGCCGCAAGCCGGTCAAAACGATGAACCGCAACGGCCGAGTCAACGGTTATTGTGACGGCGTAACCGAACACAAATTAAGCGTTACCGCCGCCATTCCGATCGACGGTACGGAAATCGACTGGGACAACATCACCAAGGCGAAAATCACGATTTACCCCATCAACGACGAAGGTTGCCGCACTTCCTACCTCGACTGCTTTACCGTCGATACCAGCGAGCAATATGAAGTCGATAACGAGGCACGCATCGACATTGAGATGATTGCTTTGCACAAAATCAAGGAGTAATCAAGAATGAAGCACGAGTTTGATTTGGTGTGGGGCCTGCCCTTGCCGGGTGGCGGGGTGGCCAAACGTGCCGCACTGCGGCCATTAACCATCGGCGGCGAACTGCGCATGCAGGCTGCGTTGGAAGATATGGATTTGGGCGAAGCGCAAAGCGAAAGCGGCAAAGCCCGCGCCCTGATGCTCGAAACCTTGGCTTATTGGGCGCAGCAGCTTACCGTTGAGGGCATCGCCCCCGAGCAGCTAACCGCCGAGTACCTAGCGGAAAACCTGACCGGCGAAGACTACGGCATCATCTTGGCCGCACAGGACGACCTGCGGGCAAAATACACCGCCGCTGGGGCAAACCCCGGGAACACCACGGCGGCCGCCGAAAGACCGAGTCCCGAAACTACCGCAACTGCCACCGCAATTACCGCCAATCCGTCATCTTGATGGCCAAAGCGGGTATATCCGCCGATGCCGTGGCAGGTATGTGCCACGCCGAGCTGGTGGCTTGGTTTGGAGACATCTTGGACAGCTTAGGCGTTAAAAAGCCCACGGATGACGGAGTGATTATCTCAAGGCGGTTGCCTAAGCAAAGCAAGGAATCAAGTTAAACGGGTAACCGGCATAGCACAAGGCCGTCGAAAACAGTTTCAATGCTGTTCAGACGGCCTTTTTTGTGCTTTTTTTGCGGGATTTTTGGCATAAAGAGGTTGACTTTTTATGTTCCCACATATATAATTCATTTCATGGATTAGGAAATAAGAAACCCGCCGTTGGAGGCGGCGGGAATCGAAAAAGAAAGGAGGTGATGAAAATGATGAAGTTCCTAATCTTCCTGATTATGATGCTTATCAGCCTGCCAGCTTATTAAGTAGAATAATCAGATAGCAGCAAAAAGGGGTGGCAGAACACCGCTGCCCCTTCCTCCAAACTTTTAAACAATATACCGCCAACCGTTTTAAAAATCAAGGAGTGCCTATGGTTGATAAAAAGCTGGTTGAGTATCGGAAGAGAGCGGAAGCTAAACGAACTACGAAAAAAGTATCCTTTAATCTTGAGACAGAGAAAGATATTTTAGAAATTGCAAATAATCTTGATTTTTCTCAATGGGTTAAAGAAAAACTCCGAGAAAGGCTAAAAAATCAGCTTGATTAATTATGTGGGAACATATAATATTAATCCAACAGCAAAACACCGCTGTAAATGAAATTCCGCCCAAGCGCGAACTTGGGCGGAACAGTGAGAAAGCAATACGCGAATATTCTTTCTCGTGTCATCTACACTCATAAATGAAAGGTAATTTTACCATGAACGCACTTGTATCACAATTCAACCCGTCCCAAATCGCCATTATCGACCACAACGGCGGCAAATGGCTGACTTCAGAGCAATTAGGCTTGGCTTTGGGCTATTTGCCTGAAAATGCCCGAACCAGCATTAATCGTCTCTATAATCGTCATATCGAAGAGTTCTCTGAACATGATTCAACCGAGGTCAAATTGACCGCCATTGATGGAAAGTTAAGAGAATTAAGGATTTTCTCTCAATCAGGCTGTATTTTGGCGAGCTTTTTCGCCAACACGCCCAACGCCAAAGCCTTCCGCGCATGGGCAAAGGAAAAGCTGGCCGAACCTGCCGCCGATATGCTGCAAGTAGACCGCGATACGCTGCAATACGCTTTCGACCGCGCCCAACGTTTGGAAGCGGCTTATCTGGCCGTGTGTCCCGATATGGCGCGTCTGCTGCGCTATTTGGAAATGGGCTTGAATCAGGCGGAAGCCGCCAAGCTGCTGGGCATTGCACCGTCCAATGTGCGCCGCCGCCTGAAGCAGCTGGCCGATTTGGGCTTGGCCGATTACCGCCCCGACCCGAAATACCGCAACCGCCACGCGCTGGCGGCGGCAAACGGCCAACAATCTTTAGGCTTGGAGGGTTAAGCGATGAAAACGGGATATTGGATAAGTGAAGACGCTTTCGACACGCTGGTTAGAGCGCATTCCGCATTGAATATGCTGGCTACGCTGCTGTATGAAACGGAAAACAGCAAGGCCGCACTGCAAGCCGTTGACATGGCCGCTTTGGTTTCTTTCCCTACCGATGGTTTGAAAGAAGTGATCGGCGATGCGGCGTTTTCCTCGGACAAGATTAGGGCTTGAAACCCCTTAAATCCCGATTCAAACAGCCTTTAAACCATAATTAACCGTGAGTTAATGTGAGTTTAAAGGCTGTTTTTATGGCAAGCGGATTGATGAAATTGGTGTTGTCGCTGACCGGTCGGGATGACGGTGCAAAGCGGCTATTGGCCGAAACCGAGCGGCAATTGCAACGCACGGCTACATCGCGTATGCAGATGGCGCGCGCGCACAAACCTTATGAAATAGTGGGTATTCGATCGGAAAAAGCGATACAGCGCGAAATTAAACTGACCGAGGCGGCATACAACCGCCTTAAACGCAGTGGTACGGCTTCGCAAAACGATTTGGCGCGCGCAGCACAAGCACATAAGCAAAAATTGAAAGAGCTAAATGCAGAGTTGGGGCGAGGTGCCGGTCTGCAAAAAGGCATGGCTGCGGGCGCGGCAGTGTTTGCCGGGGCGGCGGCGGCGTATGGCGTTTTAAAACCTGCAATGGATAACCAAAAACAATTGGATGCCAATATCACTCAAGTAGCTTGGCAGGCTTATGGAGAGGATAACAGTAAGTCGGCAGACTGGATTGCCAAAGAAGGTAAAGGCGAAATCCGAGCATTGGTTAAGGAATTGGTGGATACCAACGGTGGAACGGCGGACGCAGCTTTACAACTGATTAACAGCATGATGGCCAACGGTATGAGCTTTGAGCAGGCGCGCACTAATGCCCAGTCCTCTCATAGGGCTATGCTGGCTTCCGCCGAAGGAGTCGGACAATATAATCCGCAAGATACGGCCAAACTTTTTAAAGTGCTTTCCGACTTCGGCTTTAAAGGCGATGAATTATCCAAAGCCTTTGAGTATGCGATGAAATCGGGTATGCAGGGCAATTTTGAAATTGCCGACATGGTACGCGAGCTACCTGCCTTGCTGCCTGCCGCGAAAGCGGCGGGTATGGACGGGCTGCAAGGTTTCGGCTTTCTTCTTTCTACTTTGCAATCGGCGGCCAATAAAGCCGGGTCAAACAGCGAGGCGGCCAATAATGTGCGCAATCTGCTGGAAAAAACCTTATCTGCCGATACTACCAAACGTTTGTCGAAAATGGTTAATCCGCAACAGCCGGGCAAAGGTATTGATTGGCGGGCATCGGTTTTAAAGGGTAAAGGAAATGGCGAGAGTGCGGTGCAGGTGTTGGCGCGATTGGCAGATTCCATGCTGGAAAAAGACAGGGAATACCAAGCTTTTAAGAAAAAAGCGGATGCAGGCGACGAAACAGCTAAAAGCCAAATGAATATTATGAAGGGTTTTGTGTTGTCGTCGATCTTACCGGATATTCAAGCCAAAGGCGGTTTGCTGGCGGCAGCCGATACGCAACAGGTTCAGGAATATATGCAAGGCTTGCTTGGCCTGAATCCGCAAAACAGTTTAGTGGATAAAAAATTGGCAGTTATGGAGAGTAGTGCCGCCTACAAGCAAGAGCAGGATGAAGCAAAAGCATTACTTGGCCAAGATGCGCTTACGGAATCTTTAATCAAGGCTGAAACAGGCTTGAAATCTTTGGCTGCCGAATTTCCCAATGCAACCTTAGCCCTGCAAACGCTTGCCGCTGCCGCGATGGCTGCTGCTGCGGCTCGAGGCTTGATGGGTGTGTTGGGTGGTGGCGGTTTGGGCGGCGGTGCGGCGGCGGTTGGCACAGCCGCACGCTTCGGCCTTGTCGGTATCGGTGCTGCTGCGGGCGGTTTGGGTTTATGGGATGCCAACAGCCGCATCAACCGCAATGAGGGTAAGGGATTTACAGAGGGCGGCCTAAACAGCCGCGCGGCGGGATATGCCGAGTCTGCTTTAAGCGGCGCGGCTTTGGGTGCGGCCGTCGGCTCGATTATCCCCGGTATCGGCACGGCCATCGGTGCCGCAATTGGGGCGGGCGGCGGCTTGTTGACAGCGGCCATTACCGATGCGTGGAAAGAAAACCCGCCGCCCAAACCTGCGGGCATGGCTGCCGAACCCTTGCAACCATTGCGCCCGCTCGAACCCCTTAAACCCGCCGAACCGCTTGCGCCCGTTATCACCCAGCAAACCGCCGCTTACCAAGCCGCGCTGAATGAGGATACGGCGGCGGTAACGGGCGGGCTGAATCAAATTAACAGCACGCTGGCGGCGGCCAACCAAACCATCAACAATAATATGACGGTAACGCTTGACGGGCGCGTGATCGCCCAAGAGGTATCGCGGTATCAAGTGGCCATGTTCGGCCGTGGAGCGGGTCAATAATGAGCGGATGGCATACCTTATTGCAGGACGCATCTTACAAGGGCGTCGGCTTTGATATTGAGGCGGTGGACGAGAGCAACGGCAAGGCATTGGCCGAGCATGCGCGGCCGTTTGTGCAGGGTATCGACCTTGAAGACATGGGCACGACCGGGCGGCAGGTGCAGATTAATGCGGTGTTTTGGGGCAAGGGCTATGCAGGCCGTCTGAAAAAGCTGCTGGATGCGCTGGAGCAGCCGGGCGGCGGCGTGCTGGTGCACCCTGTTTGGGGGCGGATGCACAACATGATTGCGGCATCATGGAGTTACCGACATGAGGCCGATTATGTGGATTATGCGGGCATCGATATTACTTTCCGCGAGGCGGCCGAAGCGCAGGAAATCTTTGTTTTTGAAAACGCCTTTTTGGTCGAGCTTGAGGCGTTGATTGCTAATATCGACACCTACCGCGAGGCGGCTATCGGCTTTGTTGATGCGGTGTTGGCGGTGGATGCGGGCGTATCAGCTTTATGGGGCAGCGCGCTGGGCATTTGGAGTGCGGCATCGGGTACGTTTGGCGCGGTGCGCCGTTTGTTTGATTTGGACAAAATTGCCTTTCCCGATCGGGGCGGATACAGTGCAGCGGCGTTTAAAAACGGCTCGGCCAAGCTGTTTGCGGATATATCGGTCATGGTAGATACTGGCATACGCCGTGAGGCGGGTTTGGCCGATAATGCCATGCACCATGCCGGTTGGTCGTCGCGACAGCGGTTTGACGGGGCTGCGGCTGTTGCCGACCGTGCCGCCGCTATCCCTGATAATTTGCTGACCGGCCGCTTTTCAGACGGCCTGCAAAACCGCCTGAACCGTTTAACCGCCAAACAGGTGCAGCCGGTAGCGCAGGCGGTGCGCCTGTTATCCACGTCATCGCTGTTGTCGGTGGCAACGGCATTAATCGAGGCGCATGGCGAAGAGATGACCGCGCCCGATTTGATTGAGGTTAACCGCGCCATGCGCCGCCGTATGCAGGCCGAGATTGCCGCCTTGCGGGCGGTGCAGACGGCTGCTGCCGAGTCTGGTGGGCTGACGGCCAACGCCGTGTATACCGAGGCTTACCAAACGGCAGAATCCCTGCGCGCGGCGGCAGGCCGTCTGAATGCGTTGGTCGCGGCGGCCATCAACCAAAAGCCGCCGCTGATTGTGCGCCAAGCCCCAATCGACGGCACGATACACCAAATCGCCCACGAGTTTTACGGCGATATAGCCCGCGCAGCAGAGCTGGTGCGGCTCAATCCTCATATCCACCACCCCGCGTTTATCAAGCGCGGCACTTTGGTTAACAGCTATGCAAAATAATTCATACGGCTATGCCGTGTCGGTGCGTGTTGGCGGTAAAGAGCACCGCCACTGGGAGCGCTACGACATCGACAGCGACTTTTTAATCCCTGCCGACAGCTTCGATTTTGTCATCGGCAGGTCGGGGCCGGAGGCGGCCATACCCGATTTAAGCGGAGAGAACTGCGAGGTAGTGATAGACGGGCAAATCGTGATGACGGGCATCATCGGCAGCCAGCGCCACGGCAAAAGCAAGGGCAGCCGCGAGTTGAGCTTGAGCGGGCGTGATTTGGCCGGTTTTTTGGTGGATTGCTCCGCGCCGCAGCTCAATGTAAAGGGCATGACGGTATTGGATGCAGCCAAAAAGCTGGCCGCGCCGTGGCCGCAGATTAAAGCGGTGGTGCTTAAGGCCGAAAACAACCCCGCTTTGGACAAAATCGACATCGAGCCGGGCGAAACCGTATGGCAGGCATTAACCCATATTGCCAACTCGGTCGGGCTGCATCCGTGGCTGGAGCCGGACGGCACGTTGGTGGTGGGCGGTGCGGATTACAGCAGCCCGCCGGTGGCGACATTGTGTTGGAGCCGCACTGACAGCCGCTGCAATATCGAGCGCATGGACATTGAGTGGGATACCGACAACCGCTTTTCCGAGGTTACTTTTTTGGCGCAATCGCACGGCCGCAGCGGCGACAGCGCCAAACACGATTTAAAGTGGGTGTACAAAGACCCGACGATGACGCTGCACCGCCCTAAAACGGTGGTGGTGTCCGATGCCGACAATTTGGCCGCATTGCAAAAGCAGGCTAAAAAGCAGCTGGCCGACTGGCGGCTGGAGGGATTTACACTCACGATAACCGTAGGCGGCCATAAAACCCGCGACGGCGTATTGTGGCAACCTGGCCAGCGTGTGCATGTGATCGACGACGAGCACGGTATCGATGCGGTGTTTTTTCTGATGGGGCGGCGGTTTATGCTATCCCGCATGGATGGCACGCAAACCGAGCTGCGGCTCAAAGAGGACGGTATTTGGACACCCGACGCTTACCCCAAAAAGGCCGAGGCGGCGCGCAAGCGCAAAGGCAAACGCAAAGGCGTGAGCCATAAGGGCAAAAAAGGCGGCAAAAAACAAGCAGAAACGGCGGTATTTGAATGAGTTTGAGTAAATTGGCGAAAAAAACGGCACAAACTGCTAAAAATATCGGCGAAACCCTGCGCGCGGCCTTTCGGGGAAAAATCACGCTGGTGGTGTCGTCCGAGCCGATACAGCGCGTGCAGTTGAGCGGCTTGGCCGACGAAACCCTGCAAGACCTTGAACATTTGCAGGAATACGGCTTTGCCAGCCATCCGCCCGACGGCAGCGAAGCGGTAGTGATACCACTGGGCGGCAATACTTCGCACGGTGTGATTGTGTGCAGCCAGCACGGCAGCTACCGCATCAAAAACCTTAAGCCCGGCGAGACGGCGATTTTTAATCATGAGGGTGCAAAAATCGTGATTAAGCAAGGCAAAATCATTGAGGCCGATTGCGACGTGTACCGGGTTAACTGCAAACAATACGAGGTTAATGCGGCCACGGATGCCAAATTTAACGCTCCGTTGGTGGAGACCAGTGCAGTGTTGACGGCGCAAGGCAAAATCAACGGCAACGGCGGGATGGCGGTCGAGGGCGGCAGCGGAACACGGTTTAAATGCAATATCGACCTTGTGGGAGACTTTGAGAGTACAGGTAAGGTTACCAATAACGGCAAAAACATCGGCTCAGACCACAAACACCGTGGCGACAGCAACGGCACGACATCCGACCCGATTTAAATCTTTACGGCATTCAAAAGGTCGTCTGAAACATTTTCAGACGACCTTTTTGTTTAAGGGTTTGAAACACTTACGCTCTTTAAATGCAGTCAAAAAAGAGAAAATGCCAACATGGACAAAGAGCTAAACCCCGGCACCGGCGACTATACCGGCCGCACCGTCGATACGCTGCAAAATGCCGTGTATATCCGCTTGATGACACCGTTGGGCAGCTGGTGGGCGGATAAAACGCTCGGCTCGCTGCTGCATTTGTTGCAGCGCGAAAAAGACCTGCAACGGGTCAGCCTGTTAGCCGAGCAATATGCCGATGAGGCACTGCAACCGATTGTTAAGAGCGGGCGTGCCGACAAGATTACCGTGCGCGCAGAGCAGCCGCACGACGGCCGCCTGATCCTGCGTATCCGGGTGGATACGGCGGCGGGCGGGTTTGATTACCGCCACGAAGTGCCCGTGATTTAAAGAGGTTTTAAACGTGTTTGAAACGCCGACATTTGAGCAAATCCGCGAGCGTATCCTGCGCGATACCAAAAGCCTGTGGCCGGATGCCGATATCAGCCCCGACAGCGACCATTATGTGCACGCCAGCCGTTTGGCCAGCTGCGCCGAAGGGCAATATGCGCATCAAAGCTGGATTGTGCGGCAGATTTTCCCTGATACCGCCGACCGCGAGTATTTGGAGCGGCATGCCTCCATGCGCGGCTTGCGCCGCCGCAATCCTACCACGGCCAGCGGCACGCTGACCGTAAGCGGTATTGCGCAATCCATGCTTTCAGACGGCCTGCAAGTGCGTATCGGCCAGCGTTTTTACCGCACTACCGCCCGCGCCGTTATCGGCAGCGGCGGCACGGCGGAAATACCGGCAATCGCCGACGAGCCGGGCGCGGCCGCCAATGTGCGCGACGGCGAGGCGCAACTGATGGCCGCCCCCGCCGGTGTGGCCACCGAATGCCGCCTTACCGTACAAGGCGGCACCGACCGAGAAAGCGATGCCTCACTGCTGGCGCGTCTGTTGGAAATCATCCGCCTACCGCCCGCAGGCGGCAACCGTTACGACTATAAAAACTGGGCGTTGAGTGTTGACGGCGTAACCAGCGCATATGTTTATCCGCTGCGCCGCGGCTTGGGTACGGTGGATATTGCCATTACCTCCGCCGACGGTGTGCCGTCGGAAGAAACTGTGCGCCGCGTACAGGCTTATATCGACGATATGCGCCCGGTAACGGCAAAAAATGCGCTGGTACTCAAGCCAACCGTAACGGCGGTGCCTGTTACCGTGCAAGTCAAGCTCGACGGCATCGACTTGGACGAGGCCAAGCGCCGCATACGGACGGCCCTAAAAGAATATTTCGACACCCTGATCCCTGGCGACGGCCTGACTGTGTCGCAAATCGAGGCTGCTATCAGCAATGTGGATGGTGTGATCGACCGCCGTCTGACTGCGCCGACGGCCAACCGTGCCGCCGATACGGTTAACCGCATCGAGTGGTTTAAAGCGGGCGCGATTAATGTAACGGAGATGCCGTCATGAGCTATCAAGACATCTTGCGGGGCCTGTTGCCCCCCGTGTCGTATGCCCGCAATGCCCCGCGTGTGCGGGCGCAGGCAGAAATAGACGGCGCAGCGCTGGATGCGGTGGCGGAATCGGCTCAAAGCGTTGCCGATACCGTCGACCCGCGCAGCGCCGGCCAAATGCTGGCCGATTGGGAGCGCGTATTAGGTTTGGACGGTACGGGCAAAAACCGCCAGCACCGTGTGTTGGCCGTCATGGCCAAGCTAAACGAAACAGGCGGCTTGAGTATTCCTTATTTTGTGCGTTTGGCCGAGGCGGCGGGCTATCAAATCCAAATCGACGAACCGCAGCCGTTCCGCGCCGGTGTCAACCGTGCGGGCGACCGTCTTGCGCCGCAGGAAATCATGTGGGTGTGGCACGTTAACGTGCGCGGCGGCAACAACCGCATTACCCGATTCCGCGCCGGTATCTCGGCGGCGGGCGACAGGCTGACCGATTACAGCGATGCCGTGATCGAGAGCCTGTTCAACCGCCTCAAGCCCGCCCACACCGCTATCCGATTTACCTACCGATAAGGACTAAACCATGCACCCCATCGAAACCCCCGACAAGACCTTCCACGACGGCGACGGCGTGTCCGAATTGGGCACCATCCTGCCCGCGTGGTGGCTCAACCAAGTGCAATCCGAGCTGTTGGCCGTGCTGACTGCGGCCGGTATCCAGCCGGATAAGTCGCAGCCTAATCAATTACTGGCAGCACTGAATAAGCTGGCTGTAGTTACCACCGGCAACCAAGAAATTGCCGGCGACAAAACCCTTACCGGCCTCGCCACCCTGAAAAAAGGCGCGATTGTGGCCGACAGCGTGGGCGACTTTAATGCCAACCAATACCTGCAAATCGGCGCAAACAACGTAAACGCTTATTTTTACAACAAGCGCAGCGGCAAATACCTGTCCATGCGCAACGACGGCGAGCTGCGCTATGACGGCAAGCGCCTGCTCAATGTGGACGACCTCGCCGGCATGATACCCAGCGGCGCCGTGATGTACTTCGCCGGGCAGACCGCCCCCGCAGGCTGGCTCAAAGCCAACGGCGCGGTCGTATCGCGCACCCTCTACGCCGCCCTTTTCCAATCCATCGGTACTACCTACGGCGCGGGTGACGGGCACAGCACCTTTAATTTACCCGACCTGCGCGGTGAATTCGTGCGCGGCTGGGACGACGGCCGCGGCATAGATAGCAGGCGGGCACTGGGTAGTGCGCAAAGCGATGCCATCCGGAATATTACCGGCAAAATTGACAGCGGAAAAAACAGCGCACTGCAACTGTTCGACTACATCGAGCCGACGGGCGCGTTTGGCGTGGAAAAATCATGGAAACAGTGGACAAGCGAAGGCAGCGGCGGAAATGACAATATTCCGCGCGCCATCACATTCGACGCCTCCCGCGTTGTTCCCACGGCCAACGAAAACCGCCCACGCAACATCGCATTGTTGGCCTGTATCAAAATTTAAGGCCGTCTGAAAGGATAAATCATGAGCGAAAACCAATACCCGCCAACCAAGCCCGTCTGCCAGTTGGATGCCGACAACCTCTACCTGCACCAAACCGTGGCCGACCTCGACCCGCTGGCCGCAGACGGCGGCTACCTATTGCCGGCCGGCTGCGTGGACACCCAGCCGCCCGAAACCCGTGCAGGCTTCGCCGCCCGTTGGCTACCCGAAAGGGTCGAATGGCAATACCTGCCCGACCATCGCGGCAAAACCGCCTACCGCACCGACGACGGCGCGGAGGTGCAGGTTGAACAGGTGGGCGAGCTGCCCGCCGAGCTGACCCTGCTGCCGCGAGAGAACGAATATCAGACGTGGGATGCCAAAGCGAAGGCTTGGATATTGCCTCCGGACGTTGCCGCCCGGCTCAAAGCCGAACAGCAGGATGAGATGTGGAAGCGCATCAAGGACAAGCGTTACGACAACCTGCGGCATGGAGTTTATATCAAGTCCGTAGGCAAGTGGTTTCAAACCGATGACGCCACCCGCCTGCAATATTTGGCACTGGCGCTGGAAAGTGTAACGGGCGGTTTTAAAAAGCCCATCAACTGGAAGACGATGGATAACAGCTTTTTACAGCTAACTCCCGAGCTGCTGCGCGAAATCATGCAGACCATGCACGATAACGAACAAGCCGACTTTGCCAATGCCGAAAAACACAAAGCGGCCATGCTCAAAGCCGAAAATCCTCTGGAATATGACTACAGCGGCGGCTGGACGGCCAACTATGAGCAAATTGAAGACGGGGAGACCAACAGATGAGCGAACGGAAAATTTATCTAGCCCTCTACAAAGGCCGCCGCGACGGCAGCGGCTGGCGCGTATGGTGTGCAAGGGCGACCGACTGGCTGACCCGTGCCCTCACACGAGGACAATACAGCCACTGCGAGATTGCAGTGAGGCTGACAGAAAAAAACAATGGCGGACAGGCAGCGTATCAATGCTATTCCGCCTCCATCCGGGACGGCGGCGTGCGCGTGAAAACCATGCCGCTGCCTGCGGCCAAGTGGGACTTGATCCAAATGGAGTCAACCTCCGAAGCACACGAACGTCTGCAAAGGGTATGGGCGGAAACCCGAGACCAAGGCTACGACCTGATGGGCGCATTGGGTATCGCCTTCGGGCTGCCGCAAAACCGCAGCCGCTGGTTTTGCTCCGAATGGTGTGCGACTGCCCTAGGGCTGCCCGACGGCTGGCGCTGGTCGCCCAACGACCTTGCCGCCATCGTGCCCGCTTTAAAAAGGCAGGCATGAAAAATCCCGCCACATGGGCGGGGAACACGAAAGATGAGACGGCGACGCGGTAGGTGCGGTAACACCCGCCGCGACAGCCAAGCAGAGATAGCCTGCATTGACCCAAGGCCGCCACCCTCGAGGGTGCGCGGATTGTATCACGCAATGTAGGAAAAATAATGCAATACCGATGCAAAAGCTGCGGCAAATTACTGACCATTGGCAGCGGCACCGTGCAAATCAAGTGCCAACGCTGCAAAACAGTAAACCAATTCAGTTCTTTAACAACCCGGAACGCCCCGAGTGCCGAAATTGCGAACACTACGCAGAAAGGCACTTATGTACCGCAAAGCACCCCTGCCGTTCACCGGCCAAAAACGTAACTTTTTAAAGCTGTTTAAACAGGTGTTAAACGACCATATCCCCGGTGACGGGGAGGATTGGACAATCTTAGACGCTTTCGGGGGTTTCGGCCTCTTATCGCATACCGCCAAACAATGCAAACCGGCCGCCCGCGTTATTTATAACGACTACGACGGCTACAGCGAGCGCCTGCAACACATTCCCGACATCAACCATTTGCGCCGCCTGCTTGCCGGGCTGCTGACCCCCGTTCCACGCAGCAAACCGGTGCCACCGGCAATTAAGGCCGCCATCGTGGCTGCCATCCGCAGCTTCGGCGGCTATATCGACCTCGACTGCTTGGTTTCATGGTTGCTATTCAGCGGCAACACCGCCGCCGATTTGGACGAGCTAGGCCGCAAAACCATGTACAACTGTATCAGCCTCAGCGACTACCCCGAGGTACAAGACTACCTGCAAGGAGTGGAGATAGTCGACCAATCCTACCGCGAGCTGCTACCGCAACATATCGGCAACCCGCGCACGTTATTGGTACTCGACCCGCCCTACGTCTGCACCCAGCAGGGCAACTACCGCAAGGCAGCCTACTTCGGCATGGTAGAGTTCCTGCGCCTGATGGCAATGGTGCGCCCACCCTTTATCTTTTTCAGCAGCACCCGCAGCGAACTGCCCGCTTATCTCGACCTCGTGGCCGAACTGCGCCTGCCCGGATGGGAGCGTTTTACAGGCAGCCAAACCCTGACAGTGAGCAGCACCATCAACCGCAATTCAAGCTACGACGACCACCTGATTTATAAGTTCTGACAGCGGGCAGCATACTACTTTTAAAGACATAAGATAATCCCCGTTTAACAGGCCATTAAACGGGGATAAATTTGTGCAAAAGCTTATACAATTTTCTACGCTGCGGCGGTGCAAAAGCTGCTGCCAATTTGTGCAAAAGCTGCCGCCGCCTTACAAGGTATGGAAACCTGTTTCCCGAAAGGCGGCGCAGGATGCCCGTTCCCTGCAACTTTGCCTTATTCCGACATCAAATGCCCCAACTTGTCCGCCTTGGTTTGGAGATAACGCTCGTTTTCCAGATTTTCCCCGACGTGCAGGGGGATGCGTTCGACCACGTTAATCCCCGCATCTTTCAGGGTTTGGATTTTTTCGGGGTTGTTGGTCAGCAGTTTGACCGAGCGGATGCCCAGATATTCGTAGATAGATTGCGCCAGACGGAAATCGCGGGCATCGACGGGCAGCCCGAGTGCCAAATTGGCTTCAACAGTATCCATACCTTGGTCTTGCAGATGATAGGCGCGGATTTTGTTAATCAGCCCGATGCCGCGTCCTTCCTGACGCAGATAGACGATGATGCCGCGCCCCTCTGTCTGTACCGCCCTCATGGCCGCTTCAAGTTGAGGCCCGCAGTCGCATTTTCTCGAGAACAGCGCGTCTCCCGTCAGGCATTCGGAGTGGATGCGCGTCAGAACCGGATTGCCGTCTGAACAATCACCGACGGTCAGCGCGACGTGTTCCTGCCCGCCTGCTTCTTCAAAACCGTGCATCGTAAATACGCCCCATTCGGTCGGCAGGCGGCAGGAAGCCACATGGTTCAACATTTCAGACATCTTCACTCCCATCTTTTTCGGCAGACATACCCAACAGCAGTTTCAAAGGTTTGGACAAAGCCAAGGCAAGAGCCACCCATTCCGCCTGTGCTGCCTCATCCGCACACTCTGCGCATTCAAATTCCACATGAACCACGCCCAACACACCGCCACTTTCCGTGCAGACCGGAATGGAAATTTGCGCCGCCGAAGCATGATTGCGTTCTCCCGAAAGCTCACCCAAATCCAACCAACGGCGTACATCCGAGGCAACATTCATCCAGCCGCTTTGCGCCGAACGGCAAGCCAGCGAAACCTTGCCTGCCGCTTCATCCAAATCCCACAGGTTTTCCAAAACCTCGCCCTGTCGGGACAGGCATATCAGTTGGAAAGCCTGGTTTTCAGACGGCATCAGGGCATAAACCGCCGCACTCCGCACGCCTGTCGAGCGCGAAAACACCGAATCCAAAGCCATGAAAAGCCGTTTCAGACCTTCCTCATTCCCGCTGTTTTGCTCCAAATAATCGGCAAGCCTCCAATCCTCATGCTCAAGCCACAAAACCGAACGCTCAATCGAAGCCGTCCCCATATCCATTACCGTCTGAGTCGTCAGATACGCCGCCCGAACCTCGTCAAGCGACAGCTTTAAACCTTGGGTCAGCAGAAAATCTTTAATCAAAGCAGCAGGCAT